GGTTGTTTGTGTTCCCCAGTATTTAGGCAAGCAGCCAAGGAACCCGGTCTAGTTTTGTTCATGTGGATAACCTTCACAATTTCGTTTTGAAACGCTGATCGCTCGCAATGCGCAAGCGTCTACCTACGTTTCCGTATGTTCCCATGTGCGCTTTCAGCTGGCGTCAGGGCTGGTGATTCCCTCTTTTGGAATCTGTCGTGATCGGTTGTATGTCAAATTATGTTAAGTCTTGCGAGCGAGCCTTGTGGATATTGCTTCAATGTCTTTAGGCCGCCACAGATAAACTTCCTGGCCTGCAATGGTTAACGCTTCAGACCATACAACTTGCATGGGTGACAGTTTCCCTTTGTCCGCTTTAAGCTCTGCGAATATGACGCCTCGATCAGGGTGGCACAGGACTAGATCGGGGAATCCTGCGTGACCTTGTAGCGGTGTTTTCCATACACCCGGGCGTATCTCTACCGCTCGAGTGTGCATAACCAGCCAGCCATGCAACTTGGCGAGCATGATTACTTGCGACTGGAAATAGGACTCTTTCACGACGCTTGACTTTCAAAGAGCGTCAATTGGACGGTTTGAGGCCTTATAGCAAAACCTGTCAACACTTTTGTACGAAACTGCTTTTGTGTCCTATGCCGGTGGCAGTTAGAACAAACTAGATCGCATTTGTTCATTTCATTTATCAGTTTGGCGCATGAAACGCCTTTATACATTTGACTTACTGAAAACAATTTTTCTAGCGGGTCACGATGGTCAAAGTCAAATATGTAACGATTTTCAAGTGTGACAACAAGCAAACAATCCATACAAACAGCCCTTTTAAGTTTTTCGTCAATAACCATTTGACGCATTTTTTTGCGATTAGTCTTTGAATTTCCTTGACTTTTAAAACCGTTTCGAACAGTTCGTTCAGCTGAATGTTTTGAATTAGCGCGACGACACAAAACACAATCCTCACCATTTTTGCGATGGCGTTGATACATTGCTACGGTACCGCAAGGCGGAATCGGTCTGACTTGACTAATGTTTGGGCCGATACGTTTACGAGGTCCTGACCCTGGCCCGCCCATTATTTGACCGACATTCTTTTAATGATTGCGTTGGCTTCATTCCAGTTAGCAGGCACAGCGCCGCCGTAACCCAGCTCTGACAGTTCCAGCAACTGCTTCTTAGACACAGGCCATTCATCGCGAATAATCTGTTGAACTTCGCTGCGAGAGTAGGTACGTGGTGTCTCGTCCTGACGGTTTTGCACTTCCTCAAACGACGCCATTTTGCCAAACGGAATCATCATGCCCAAAGCCCTACCCAAAGCGCTAGTGCTGCAATTCATCATTTCAGAATTTCGCACATAGGGCGTCGTACCCGGAAAAGGTTCCCATGCCGTAGCGACACAAGGCAACAGGTCTAACAGGTCACGGTAAACCTTGACAGTGACGCTGATAAACGTTCTGTCGCCGATCGTGACCACTTCGGCTGGTGTTTCTACTACTCGTAGGTCAGGCCACTTATCGAGCGCCAGCCTGAACCGTGTAGGTACGTCTACATAGTCGCCCAAGTTCATTTGAAGCCGCCGAGTCTCATAGCGACAATGGTGTCTTGTGATGTCTTAGTCATGTTGCTGAGATAGATACCGTGTTCTTCAGCTGTGTACGCCAACTCAAATAGGCATTTGCACAGCTGGTCAATGTCCGAGCGCTGTCGCTCTAACTCCCAATATGCCGCCTTCATAGCGATCTCGGCTTTAGTGATCGCTTTTGTCATTTCGTTTAACTGTTCATTCATGTCGGGTCCTTTCGGGTTGTCGGGTAATCGGAACATATCATGCCGGTACGGCACAAAGCCACGATCGTTTCAATTCTTGGCGTCGGCGTTCTGTAGTGCCAGCCCAAATGCCCGTTAATTGTTTCTCGCCAAACGACATGGCGTAAGCGAAGCAGTCGCTGTATACCGGGCAGGCGTCGCATATCGGTTTAATAATCTCAAGGTTCTTTTTGCTGTCTCGAGGGTTAGTAGGGAAAAACAGAACGGTAGGGGTGTCGTGGCATGCCGCTAAGTCTTGCCAGGCGAAACGGTTACTTAACATTTGATTGACCAAGGCGTCCAGCCACATTGGTTATTCGCTTCACGGCCCGAGTACAAAAGCCAAGCAAACCTTAAATTGGCGGCAGGGTCTTTCATGTCCTCAAAGGTCCAACCAAGATCGGTAATCCATTTAGTGTGTATCTGGTTGATCTGCATTAAACCGTGATCGGGTCCCGAGTCGGCAGCTGGCGTGCAGCGAGATTCACGCCACATAATGCGGTCGAGCGTTTTGAGCACTATCGGGTTATCGGGCCAGCCTTGGCTAATCGCCAGCGGGAACCATACGCCACATTTGTAGGACGCAAAAGCGTCCACGACAGGAACAGTCGTTTCGGGTAGCGGAGGCGCTGTAGAGGCGTTTAAAGCCTCAATGCGGGCGATCTGTTGCTCAGGGGTCAGTATGTCTACAGTGTCGTAAACAGGGTTGGCTAGCAGGGCGGCTTCGGTAGGAGGGTTACCGCCGCCATAAGCCACTGCTAACCCTGTAAAGGTCAAAGCCAAAGCCATAAGGTATTTATACATTTTCGTGTCCTTTAGTCGGGGTTAAGGTCGGGTTATGTTTACCGAAGGGTAGGCGCTATGTCAAGGACCCTTAAAGATTGTCTCAAAAGCATGAGCCACAATGTCGGGGTGATCTGCCAAAAGGGGCGAGATTTCAACGTGTACCCAGGTGCCGTTTTTGCTGCCGATAGTGTTTTTCTCGTAGATCTTCCAAGCGTCACGATCACATTTGTAGGCAGCGCCCCAACCAAAACGGGACGGTTTAAAAGTGTTGCTGTAATCATGTATCGCCTCTATGCCAAGAATGTCTCTGTGCGTATACAGAAACTCTATGAGCTTGTAGCGAGCGTTACTTTTAGCGCCAAGGTCAAAGGCTCGCCATGTCGAGTGCACAGATTTAGGCGGGTTGGGCATGCCTGAACCTTTAATTTGACGGTCGCCGAATATCCCTAGACACTTGACATCAAACAAGAATTCTAGATATTTGACGAACGCTGTCGTGCCTGCTCGAGGTTTTGCGTGCACAGAATCTTTCAGCCCGGTATAGGGCCGTATCGTCACTTAGGTTTCCTGCCGATAATTGGCGGCGTTTCGGTTGTCCCTCGAATACCGTTGCCTATTCCGTACCCAACAATGGAACCGATGAGTCCTGTTCCTGCTGACTGTTCAATTTTGCCAAGCGCCATAAGCACAGTGATAGAAGCTAAACCAAACAGGACGATGAGCGCTTTGGGTGGGTTGGTGTTCATGACGGCCCGATGTCCTCAACGATTATTTGTGCTTTTGCTGTCGCCACTCTGCTTAAAACTGGTGCGCCTGTAACCGAAGTAGTTAAAGCGCAACCTACAACAGTGACGGAACCAGCGGTGAAAGTACCAACATAAATAGCGGTCATGTTTCCGTTAATGGTTAAAGCAACGTTTGTTTGCAGAATGGCGGTGCTAAGTAATGTGCCTGCTGCGTTGGTTTGTCGAATTTGTGTCTGTGTGTACTGGTTTAAAACTGACGATGTGTTTGCTTGCGGTTCGTTATAGGTAATGCGATACAGCCTGTCTGTGATAGCGGTAAATGTTGCTGTCATTCCTGTAGCAATCACAGTTGATGTAGTAAGCGTGTAGTTGGTGCTGCTTGACGCTAAAGCACAGACGCCAAAAGGATAGGCATTAGCCATATTTGCAGTAAAAATCTGCCCGGCTGAAAAGCTTGTATTAGGTGAAATCGCCATTGTTTACGCTGCTTCGTAGTAGACGTTCCAAAAAAAGGAATCGCCCTGGATTTGTGTGAATGGGACTGTCGTCGTAATGTTTGTGGTTGTCACATAGGTTCCTGACGCCAGCTGGGCGACAATGTTCATCGCGGTAGCTGTGCCGTTTACAGCGTTGCAGATCAGAAAAAAGTTGTTAGACGATGTGTTGTTCCGTAAGCCAGCGGTACCAAAACTGTTATTCGGTCCAGTCACAAAACCTGTATCTGCAGTAATCGGCAGGCTGACCTGTAGGCCCGAAGTGTTGATAGAGGTTGTGCTACCCCACAAGACACGGCCCCAATAGTGCACAAAGTTATTTACCCTGCAGTAGGCGCTAGTCACCGTGGCGTTGCCTACGGTAAGTCCGGACGGATAGGTAGGCGTGTAGCTGGTGTATGTCCCTAGCACAGTGTTACCAATAGCGACTTTTGTTTCGAGCGCTTCTACAGCGTCGTTAATGTCGCTGTGCTGCTGTGAATGTGACGGCGAAGTTAAAAGGTCCGAGGAAGTCGGATTAGTGAAAGCGTCTAAACTTGTGGGATATGTACTCGCCATGTTAAACCCCTAACCTTGAACCTTGTTCAACGTTGCTGTCGTCATAAATGAATCCAATCTCATCGTAATCTATTTCGCTGTTGTATGTGGGTACACCACCCAAAACCCCGAAAATGGCGTTGTTCAAAATGAAATTGGCGTAATACGTCAAAGGTGACATCAACATGTCAACAGTCGTTTGGCTTTTTGTGGCGTTAAAAGTGATTTGTTCAGGCCAAAAGTAGCCTGTTACCGCTGATTCGCCTGGTGGCGTATACGACACTTCAAGAAATTTGTTAGCTAAAAATAAACTGTTGATTAGTACCAAGGCCGCCGAATTTTGGGCGACATCGCTGAAAGACAACTTTAACATCACTACTTCAGGGTCGCTGAAAGCGTTTGCGTACCATTCTGCTGTCTCCGCAACTAAATTACTTTGCGCTGTTGTAGCGGTAAAAGTTCTTGTCCCATAAGTGGTTAACGCTGCACTACTTTTTGTTTCTGTGGAAGCCGAACCCGTGACGGTTGCTTGCGTATAGAAAAGACTGTTACTAGCTGCCTCGACACGAACCAAGTCTTGGTACGCAATTTGTGTCGCCGAAGTAGTACGCCCGATAGTAACGGCTGTACTGGTAAGGTTATCAAATTGTGAAGGATTAAAATAGGTGATTAAGTTAGTGGCATCGGAGTTAAACATGACGCCACGGTCAGCGGCAATGATTTCGTTTATGCGCTGGTTGGCGTTAACAGTGAAGACACCAGTAGACATTGAGACAAGCGACCCGTAATCGGTTATTTCTATTTGTGGCAACAAATTGTCTACCGAATCTATTTGATTAGTGGCGCTAGACAAAGTTGCGTTTTGCAAATTTGCCATACCAGCTTGCAACATTTGGTCGTTAATACTGACGGTCATTGTGCTGTTGATACCCGTACCTGGTTCGTCGCTAAAGTTTCGTGAAGCGACCCGGCCTTGAAGTAAAATCTTGTTTGTCCCGCCAGTAGCTTCGGCTTTAATAAAAATATAGTCGTTGACGTTCATAGAACTTTCACGGCCGCCATAAGAAAACATTGTGATAGTGGCGCTGTTGCCTGAATATGGTGACAATGCTGTAGGCCGCCCCAAAGTAAAATTCAGCGATTGCACATATTGCGTAATGTCCAAATCGGCTTGCGTATTGTTGAGAACTTGCCATGTAAGTTTCGGCATTACATCGCTCGAATGTTTACTGGCACAGGTCCCGAAGTCCTGACATATCTTTGTAGCGCTTGTACAACTGCGTTAGGGTCTGCACCTTGCACATTGACAGTCACAGTGCTACCTGTAGAGCCGCCCATGCCACGACTGTTACTAGACAAAGAAGGCGCTCGAGACTGTCCCGAATCATGCACGCCCGGAGCGGCGCCCGGCTCGCCGCCCATACGCCCAAAACTAACGCCGCCTATCTCTTTAATGTCCACGCCCGGTATCAGGTTCATCGCTTTAATAATCAGGTTGACGGCTTTAATCCAACCGTTGACCATGAACTCAACATAAGACAAAACGCCGTTTACAACAGACCTGACTACGTTACGGAACCCTTCAAATTTCTTGTATGCCATAACGACAGCGACGCCTAAAGCAATAACGGCGGCGGTGATCGCTACGGCAGGGTTTAACATCATGGCCGCATTGACAGCAAGAATCGAGACAGCAAGTAGGCCCATAGCGCCAATCACTACTGCCAGCAGTGTTGGGTTCTTTTCTGCCCATGCGCTGAACTTTTGGACGACAGGCAACAATTTTTCAAAGACAGGCAAGAACGCCATGCCGATAGATTCTTTAGTCTCATCAAAAGCTATGCCAAGTTTCTTCATGCCACCAGCTGCAGTGTTAGCGGCCGCTTCGCCAGCGCCGCCAAAG